CTCAGGCGAATATCGTCCCGGTAGCCAACCACGGCGCTAACAGCATTCCGGTTAACTGGGGTCCGTCAGCTTTGTCGGCTTCTGGTTCTGGTTTGGTGCTTCTAGCCAAGATCCCGATCAACGCGAAAAACGTTCAATTCATCGGCACGCAAGCCGCTGGAGCGACAGCGCAAGTAATCAATCTTGGCATTCGCCACGGGCATTCGGCCTCCATGACGGTATCGGCAATGGGCAATATGCCTACCCAATTAACCGCTGTGGCGACTGTTCCGTACACTCCAGCATGGGATGATGCTGGTGGCGAGCGACATAAGTACGTGGTCGCCTCGAAAGAGTCGGGCACCCAGACGGTATCTGTGGTTATCACGGGTCGCATTTTCTACGACTTTTACGATAGGTAAACGCGACTAAAATGTAGCACCGGGGGCGCAAGCCCCCGGCGTCTTGAGGAGGACGCAAGTGGCTGAGCTACCCGATTACGTGCGTGAGCGCGTTGAAGCGATAACTAGCATTCTCATGCTAGAACACCCTGGTGACGAGCAACTGGCCGCAGCAGCGGGTTACTGCGAAGAACTTCTACGGGCAGACCGCGAAAATGCCGGAGCGATTTTCCTGATCGCCACGGTCTATCTCAAGGCAGGAAAACACGGGCTAGCTGAAAACCTGTACATGCGGGCGCTTCAACTCGCCCCTGACATGCCTGAGATATACAATAACCTTGGCTCTATCTACCAACTCGAAGGCCGCACCGCTGAAGCGCTTGAAGCGTTCAGCAAGACGCAGGAGTTAGATCCCGATAACAACGAAGCGCTGGGCAACCTCGCGTCGGTGTACGTCAACAACCACACCCCCGACAAAGCTATAGAACTGGCCGATCGCCTGCTTGAGCGCGAGCCTGATAACAATGATGCCATCTGGAATCGCGGCCTGGCGTACCTGGAAAAAGGCATGTGGGACGAAGGCTGGAAAGCCTATCGCCACGGGCTGAACCTGCGAGGCACCGCCAGCGGCGTCCGCAAATACCGCGACTACGGCGGGCTACCCTACTGGGACGGCACCCCTGATCAAACCGTGATTGTCTACGGTGAGCAGGGTGTGGGTGATGAAATCCTCGGCTACTCCATGCTTCCCGATCTCATCGCGCATGGCGTGAGGCCCATTCTCGAAACACACCCCCGGCTGGTGAACATCGCGCGCAACTCGTTCGACGAAGCCTTCCCTATCTACGGCACCCGTAAGGGTGAAGAAAGCGAAATCACATGGCCCAAGTGGCATAACGCTGACGCGCGTATACCCATTATCGGCCTAGCGGAATACTTTCGCGGTGGAAATATGGCGGACTGGCCTGAACGCAAGCCCTATCTGAAGCCCGATATCGCGAATAAGGAGCGTATTCGGCGTCAGTTCGACGAACGCCCCGTAGTGGGTATTTCATGGGCTGGGGGTACGCTGCCCACACGGGCCGATTTACGCTCCCTGTCCATGCCGCAGATACACCCCCTGCTAGCGGAGTTTCAAGATCGAATCAACTGGGTGTCGTTGCAGTACGATCCCGCAGAGCAGATGGGCTTTTACGCCCCGTTAGTGGCGGGTTTCACCAAAGACACGGGCGTTAATCTCGCGCATGACAGCACGCTTATCAACGACTTAGACATCTGTTATCCCGCGCTGCTCCCGGCCTGTGACCTGGTTATCTCGGTGAACACCTCCGTAGTCCACGCTTGCGGCGCGTTTGGTGTGCCGTGCTGGGCACTCACCCCGCGGCGCGCTGCATGGCGGTATCAGCTCGAAGGCAATCACATGCCTTGGTACGGCGGTCACGTAGAGGTGATGCGCCAAGACGAAACCGAGTCTTGGACCCCGGTGCTGAACCGCGTGAAACAGTACCTGAGTGACTGGCTGTGGGAGTTAGACCAATGCTGATATCTGACGACTACCGAAAGCAACTTGAGCAGATGCACGCCAACAAGGCTCAGTTTGGCAAGAACTCCAGCCGCTGGGCTGAGCCGGTGTGGCGTCTGACCGCAGCGCTTGAAACGTCCGACGTGCTGGATTACGGCTGCGGCAAAGGGGAGTTGAACCTGCACCTACCCTTCGCGGTGAAGTGCTACGACCCTGGCATAGCCAAGCATTCGGCCAACCCTGATCCGGCTGATATCGTCGTCTGCACTGACGTGCTTGAGCATATCGAGCCTGACAATCTCGATCAGGTTCTGACCCACCTACGCAGCAAGACCAAGCGTCGGCTACTGCTGAACGTCAACGTCAAAGAGGCGGTAAAGCACCTGCCTGACGGGCGAAACGCCCACCTGATTGTCGAGCCGCCGGACTGGTGGATTGCCAAACTTGACGCCGACTGGTTCATAGAGGATGGCGTAGTAGAACTGGGCTACCAGATAGACGAGAAGGGCGACCCAACGGATGAACTCCTGGAGTTCACCGTGCTGCTAACCCCGAAGGAGGGAACATGAGCCACGTATTCCAACCTACTATCCCTGTGTTCATCGGCTACGACGGCAAAGAGTCCGCCGCGTATCACGTCCTGGCGCACAGCATCATGCGCCGGTCGAGTATGCCGGTAAGCATCACCCCTATCCGCAAGTCCAACTTCCCCCCGGGCGTGTATAACCGTGAGGTCGACGCTCGCGCGTCTACTGAGTTCTCGCTGACGCGCTTCCTCACGCCTTACCTGCTGGACTACAAAGGGTGGGGGATCTTCATGGACTGCGACATGCTGTTCCAAGATGACATTGCCAAGTTGTTCCGCCTTCGTGATGACGACTACGATGTGATGTGCTGCAAGCACGACTACCAACCCACCACCGAAACCAAAATGCTGGGCGCGCGCCAGCACTCATACCCTAAGAAAAACTGGTCGTCGGTGATGATGTTCAACGCGGCTAAGTGCCAGATATTGACGCCGTACTACGTCAACCGGGCGAGTCCTGCGGAGCTGCATCAAATGTTCTGGGCACACGGGGCGAAGGCTATTGGCGACCTCCCGCTTAAATGGAACTGGCTAGTCGGTGAGTACGGACACCATGAAAACCCCAGCAACCTGCACTGGACGCTGGGCGGTCCTTGGTGGCACGCCTACGCAGATACCCCGTATGCCGACGTGTGGCGGGAAGAACTACGCAGCATGTTGAACGAAAACGGTGACGAGTTCACTTCAGCGGCGGTACTGATGCACACCGCCCAAAAGCACCGCGATGCGGCTATGGAGCGCCAAGCCGCGTCCGCCTGACTGAACCCGTTATACTTGGGGTATTGACGATCTAAAGGTGAGCCAATGAGTACGCTAGGCATCATGCGAACGCGCATCGCGTCGGAAATGAAACGCGGCGATATATCCGCCGGAGCGTCAACCGTTATCGACGCCATCGTGTCGGCTATCAAACACTTTGAGAACGAGCGGTTCTTCTTCAACGAGTTCAACGACACCACCACGTCGGCGTCGGCGTCCGTAACGTACCTGTCGCTATCGGCCTTCGGCATCAATCTGGTGTCTGTGGACACCATGAAAGCGGTTATCGGCACCCGTGACTATGCCCTGAGCAAAGAACCCTGGGCTGAGATAGACGGTAAGGACTCTGGGCAGTATTACGGCTACCCGTCGAATTATGTGTTTCACTCCAACACTGTGCGCCTATACCCACCCCCAGCGGATAACTACCTGCTGAAAATAGCGGGGGTGCGCCAGCTCATGGAGGTGTCCGCTGCCGCTGCTGACAGTGCGACCAATGGCTGGATGACAGATGCCGAAGAAATGATACGACTGCACGCCAAGGGGAATCTGTTTCGCGATCAACTCCGCGCGCCGCAGCAAGCTGACTACTTTTACGCCGCCGCTGAGCGGTGCAAGAACAAGGTCAAGAAGCGGGGCCGCAAGATGCAGGCGACGGGACGCGCACGGAAGAGGTACTAACGGATGTTTTTCCCTTTGCTGGGCTACGCCCCTGACGCAGACCCCACCACGCCTGGCGTGTTGGTGGATTGCGACCTACTCATCCCCACACTGAAAGGGTTCAAAGCTTTGCCGGGCGACTCAAACGCGGGGATAACCGCCGGGCCTAGCGCGGTCGCCAGTATGTTTACCATGCGTAACCTCGACGGCACCAACCGGATTTTGGCCGGAACGGAGGGTTCCGCCTCGGCTAAAACTGCCAGTTTGTACGACGTGAACGCCAGCGGGTGGACGAATCGCGATGGCGCGGGTGGGCCTTATACCGCCACAGGCTCGATGCGGTGGTCGTTCGCGACGTATGGCGAGCAGGTATTGGCGGCGCAGAAAGGCACCGGACTGCTCAAATCAACTGCCCCCAGCACCGACTTCACCGCTGTGGCGGGGGCACCGCAAGCCAGCATCGTCATATCTGTGCTGGATTTTTTGATGGCTTTCAACACAACTGAGGGGACGTATGGCGACTCACCGAACCGCTGGTGGTGCTGCGCCGCCGGTAACATTGATTCTTGGACGGCAGACGTTGCCACCCAAGCAACCACTGGACTACTCACCGACGGAGATGGGGGGATTGTCGCGGCTGGGCGCGTGGGTAGTAACGTGGTCGCTTTCAAACCCCATTTTGCCTACTTGGGCCAGTACGTGGGTGCGCCGCAAGTTTGGTCGTGGGTGCGGATACCCGGAGACGGAATAGGCGCGTGGTCGCATCACTCGCTGGTCGACGTTGAAGGGTTGGGCGTCTTATGGCCTGGACGGGATAATTTCTACCTGTTTGACGGTACACGGGCGGTAGCACTCGAAAACGATGTGGCGGAGACGTTCT